CGGTTCCGGTTTTAATTCATAATCATTATGAATCATATTGGCTGGATTAAGATTAAACTCATACAGAGTTTTCAAACCATCCTCAGCTGTTATTTTAATTGTATCTAATAAAGCCATACGACCTGCTATCTTAGATATAAGCATATCGTCTTTCCCTGCATTAACCAAATGAGGTTCTGTCATAGTTGTTTGTGCTAAAGATGGACCTAAGGTTACAGAAGTTGGGAGATCTTCAGCTTTACCTATCATAGTATTTCTTACTATAAACGGCGTTGTCGCTGATAAATTGACGGGTACCCCAAAACCTATTTTCGTTGCAACCTGAGACATATCAGCAGCTAAAGTTGTTACGTCCCTTCCTACTTTATTAACTAATGGAAAAATACCCATATCTTTTATTGGGGCTGTTGTATTACTCCTATTTGACAAAGTCTGCTGCTCTGATTGAGCTTCAAGATTTTCTGAAGGTAACCACCCCGAAGGTTCTGCGGTATAACCACTAATGCGTGCATTGGTTACCCTACTGTAAAACGAAATAGTTACTGGAGCCGGTGTAGCGGTATTTGCACTAGTTAACGGCGCAGTTATACAATGATAAATAGCCCAATTGGCTAATGGCTGTGTATCCTTATTTAATGGTATACGATCCCAATAATGTAAAAAAGGTAATTTCATAACTACGGTCTGATTGCCAGTTGGAGACAATTGGATGAATCGAGCCTGAGTACAATTTAAATGTACAAGATAGGACGGATCTGTCCAAATTACGGTAGGTGAGCTATAAACCAACGGTATGGCTGCGATCAACATTCTACCATAATGCATAGCTGTTCCATTCACACGACAAACCAATTCTATATCAGGTGACCAATACGAAAAGTTAGCTAACTTGAATTGTAACACATTTTTTGACATATAAGCACCCGGATCTATAAAAATAGGGTACAGATTTCTTCCATCTTCTGAACCCCATTTTAAAGACGTCAAAAACCATTCCCTATTTATAAAAGCACTAAGCGAAGCGTCTAAATAAGGATCTCCAATTTTTATAATAGGTAAATTTTTGTCTCCTGCATATGAGGTATAGAGGTATCAAAAGTAGTTGTAATTTGATTACGAGCAATACTAGACCCAGTGTTCTGATCTACAGCTTCTAAACTATGTACCTCTTGGTCAGCTTGTGCTACTGTCTCTTCACTGGATTGTGCCATGAATTTAAATTCCTCTTGAAAATTTATTGGAAATTGTACATCATCCAACAAATCTCGTAGTGTATAATCTGCTTGTACGTGCATTCTATTAATTTGAGTTTGGGGCCGCACGTTATTTCCCTCAGCACTCATTGAAATTTTTAAATTTTCTTGTTCAGTAGTGTATTTTATAAATAATGGGTCAACACCATCAGCCATTAAGTTTGATCTGATTTTAACAGTATCACTGCCACTTTCCCATAGCAAGTTTAAGCCCTGATCAATAACTTTAACTAGTTCACATGAAAAATACTGTGGGAACATAGATTTTAATATACTTCCGTAGCTTAACAAATCA